AATATGTGATAGAGACGCAGATAAGATTACTGTTTCCAACTTACAGGAGATATTAGCAAACTTACAGCATAATTTATCTCGTAGAAAACAAAACGAAGGGTGCGCCGTCTTTGAGCTAGACAAGAAAAAAGACATTGTAGAAATTAACAAACGAATAAACGCTATTAGTGTTATTATTGATTATTTTGGAGGATACACAAATGAATGATGAAGGAACGGGCAACGTAACCCTATTACGTGAGAACGAAGACGGCAGTGCTGTCTACCAGTTTGACTTTCCACCAGAGGCACTAACGGCCTTGACGCGGTTAGGTATACTCACTGCTATTCAGGCGGGGATTGGTGAGGCTAAGAAACTAGCACCTGATTATGAAGCTGACCCAGAGTTCACAGAGGAGATTAAAGACCTTGCTGAAGAGGCTGACCCAGAGTTCACAGAGGAGATTAAAAACTTGGCTGAAGATGCTGGGTTTTGTATGTGGCAAGATGAGAGTTACAAGCCGGAGGGTGACGTGGTAGACTGGGCTTGTAAGTATGACAAAGAGTTAGTTAAATTCTATCATTTGGTTAAAGAGAAGTATGACAATTGAATCACTAAACCTATGGCATAAACGTGCCCGACCAACACCGACAGAAGAATCTTTTAACGTGCAGCTAGGTTGTCACCTTGAAGAGGTGGTGGAGATGTTGGAGACGCTATACATTTCAGAAGACGGTGAAGATTCTGATGAGGCGTGGAACGCAAGGGGATTGCTAAATAGATGCACCGAGAAATTAAAAAGTGGTAAAAGCACTGCCACCGTAGTTGACCGAAAAGAGTTTCTAGACAGCCTAGCAGATCAGATTGTTACAGCAGTTGGTGTTGCCCATTGTGCTGAGATGAACATTGTTGCTGCTTGTGAGGAAGTTAACACAAGCAACTGGAGTAAGTTTGATAGCAACGGTATGCCAGTGTTTGATAGCAATGGTAAGGTAGATAAGCCACCTTCATATAAACCACCCAATTTAGATGGCATGTATTGAAAACTTGTGCTACACTACCAACAACCTACTGGGGAAGCCGACACCAAGCGGTAGGTTGTTTGTTTAAGGTTGATACTTGGGGCTACTGACAGATCAACCAGCGTGGGGACATAACCTCTAGAGCGCGTCAGGGAGACTACATCAAGTCTTAATAGTCTGGAGTGAAGAGTAAGCAGGATGCACAGCCGCTACTCATGTGACCGTCACAGGCACTGGTGTCCGAGCTAACACAACATGTGGTGGCTTGGTGAAACTATGTCTGTGATAATTGTTTTTAATTCTTTTATTCTTTTAACTAAGAAGCTATGACCTTTGTCTCAACACATCATCCATGTGATAGCTGTGGTAGCAATGATGCTTTGTCTTATAACGAAGATGGTTCATCATATTGTTTCAGCTGTCAGGACTATCAACAATCAATTAACACAGAAGAGAAACAAAAGAATATGTTAACTAAGAAGCCATCTATTGCTACAGAAGCACAGATAAAAGAATTTAAACTAATGTTAGAAGGTAATAGTGTTTCTATTAGCGATAGACGCATTAGCAAAGCAACAGCAGATAAGTATGGTGTTGTTAGGAATGAAAACAAAATGTTCTTTCCTTACACTGATAGTGACAACACAGTTGTTGGAGCTAAGGTTCGTAGTGTTAAAGATAAGGAGTTCTTTATCGCTGTTAAAGAAGGTAGTGATTGGAAGACAGCCACACTATTCGGACAACAACTGTTCACTGCTGGTGGTAAATATGTCACTGTTGTTGAAGGCGAGTTCGATGCGCTAGCAGCCTTTCAGATGTTAGGTAGTAAGTACCCTGTAGTATCTATACGTAATGGTGCAGGGTCTGCTCTGAAGGATTGCACTGAGCAGTATGAATGGTTGAATAGCTTTGAGAATATTGTTGTTCACTTTGATGGGGATAAGCAAGGCAAGGAAGCAGCTACTAAAGTGGCTGAGCTGTTTGGTGTTAAAGCTAAGGTGTTTAAGCCTGATGCCAATTACAAGGACGCATGCGACTGGCTCTCTGAGAGTAAGGAAGCTGCATATGTTCAGCGTTGGTGGGGTGCTGAAGGCCATGTACCTGATGGCATCATTGCTGGTAGTAGTCTATGGGATGAAGTTTCTAAACCTGTTGCACAAGCTGATTGCTACTACCCTTGGGCAGGCTTGAATGACTTAACATATGGCATCAGGCATGGTGAGTTGGTTACACTAACAGCAGGTAGTGGCTTAGGTAAGAGCCAAGTGCTGCGAGAAATTGTGTGGCATCTGTTGAACCATAGTGAAGACAACATTGGATTAATGTTCTTGGAAGAGAGTGTTAAGAAGACAGCACTGTCGCTCATGTCACTAGCTGTTGACATCCCCCTACACCTACCTAACGAAGTGGATGACACAGAGAAGCGCAGGGCTTTTGATTTAACATTAGGCACTGATCGTCTGTATTTGTTTGACCACTTTGGTAGCACGTCTGCTGATAACATTGTTAATCGTGTACGCTACTTAGCTAAAGGCTTACAGTGTAAGTATGTAGTTCTTGATCACCTATCAATCATTGTGTCTGCACAGGATAATGCTGATGAACGTAAGGCCATTGATGAAATAATGACTAAGCTACGTATGCTGGTACAGGAGACTGGCATCGCCTTGTTAGTTGTTAGTCACTTGAAGCGTCCTGTTGATAGAGGCCATGAAGAAGGTGCAGCCACTAGCCTTGCACAGCTACGAGGCAGTGCTTCAATTGCACAGCTCAGTGATATGGTGATAGGATTGGAGCGTAACGGGCAAGCTGTTGACATAGATATACGCAACACCACACAGGTTAGGGTGCTGAAGAATAGATTCAATGGCATCACAGGACCTGCATGTCAGCTTAAGTTTGATCACAAGACAGGTAGGATGTTTGAGACAGCAGAAATGGATGAAAGTTTATGACAGACACAGTTTATTTAGACATAGAAACCAACTTAAAGCATGACACCATCTGGATGTGTGCTACTAAAAAGAATGGAGTGATGAAGATATGGTATGACAGCGAAGGCTTACAACAATACTTAGACGGCTGTGAAGTTTATGCACATAACGGTGTAGGCTTTGACTACCCAGTGCTGCGTAGAGTGTGGGGTGTTGTTATAGAAGAGCAGTACCAGCGAGATACATTGGTGTTGTCTCGGTTACATGACCCTGACATAGCCTTTGTTAAGACACCAGAGCCTGAAGAAGGTGTGGTTAAGAAGACTAAATCGTATGGTCCACATAGCTTAGGTGCTTGGGGCATTCGCTTAGGCATGTACAAAGGAGACTTTGACGACTTCGATAGTGGCTGGTCACAGGAGATGGAAGACTACTGTGCTAACGATGTAGAGCTGCTAGAGCTACTACACAATCACTTGACACAGGTACTCACAGCTGACGGCTTTAGCCAGCGCAGCATTGATATTGAACACGAGGTGGCAATCATTTGCCAAAGGATGCATGAAAATGGTTATCAACTTAATGAACAGAAAGCTCAGATATTATTGGCACAGTTGTCAGGTAGGATGGCTGATATTGAACATCAATTGCAAAGTGTATTCCCGCCTACTGTTACAACAACTAAAACGCCGCAATACTACCAAGTAGTAACACCTGATAACACCCTTATCAGGACAGACACAAAGGGCGGTGTACGTGATGAAGTACGTAGGCTAGGTTATCCCCTTAAGCTAGCTAATGAAGCTGTTGCAGGCCCTTTAAAACAACGCTCAGAGCCTTTCAATCCCGGCAGCAGACAGCAAATTGCAGAGAGATTGATAGGTGCTGGTGTGAAGCTTACAGTGATGACTGACAAAGGCAACTACACCATTGATGAGGATGTGTTAGATGGTATAGATGTACCAGAGGCTAAGCTAGTTAGTGAGTATTTGATGGTGCAAAAGCGCATAGCACAGGTGTCTAGTTGGTTAGAGATGATGGATGATAATGGTAGGGTGCATGGTTCTATTATTACCAATGGTGCTGTAACTGGTAGAGCCACCCACAATAGTCCCAACATGGGACAGATTCCTTCCACGTCTAAACCATATGGTGCTGAGTGTAGGGAGATGTGGGAAGTGCCAAAGGGTATGAAACAAGTTGGTGTTGACTTGTCAGGTATTGAGCTACGTTGCCTGTCACATTACATGCAGGATGAAGAGTGGCAGAAGGTGTTGTTGAGTGGTGATATTCATTGGCTTAATGCTAAGGCTATGGGTGTTGCAGGTAAGGATGAAGTTTATGATGAACATGACAAAGAGCTAAAGGCTAAGCGTAACAAGACTAAGACATTGACATATGGTGTACTGTATGGTGCTGGCCCTCAACGTGCTGCTGACATCTTCGGGTGTAGCAAAGCTAAGGGTAAGACAATCATAAACAACTTCATTGATAACACACCTGCGCTTAAGAAGCTTAAGGAAAAGATAGGTAAGATTTATAAGAAGTCTGGAGCATTACCCGGCTTAGATGGACGCAAGCTGCGGGTGCGTAGTGAGCATGCTGCATTGAATGTGTTGTTACAAAGTGCTGGTGCCATCATTGCTAAACAATGGTTGATAGAGATAACAAAGTCTTTGAAAGAGAGAGAGATATATGTTAAACTATTAGCATGGGTGCATGATGAAGTGCAGATAGAAGTTAGAGAGGAAGATGCTGAACTAGTAGCAGCATTAGTTATTGAAGCAGCGAAGACTGCAGGTGAAGCGTTTAGTTTCCGTTGTCCTGTTGATGCCGAGTCTCATATTGGTAACAACTGGAAAGACTGTCACTAAACCATTGTTTATTTATTTAAAGGAAATTGAAAATGAGTGAAGTAGTAGAAGCAGTTAAGGTAAAAGGTAAAGTGTACTGGGCACAGCTTAATAAAATTAATGACATGTCAGGTAAGTACCAAGTAAACATTGGTCAACTTAGTGCCAAGGCTGTAGATGCTTTGGAAGCTATGGGTCTGTCTGTGCTGGAGAAAGAAGGTATGGGTAAGTTCATCACTTGTAAGAGTGACAAGCCCATTAAAGCTTTTGATGAAGATGGAGAGATTGATAGTGGGGTGTTGATTGGTAATGAAAGCGAATGCAAAGCTTTGATTAAGGCTTACGATTGGACGTATAAAAACAAGAATGGTAAAAGCCCTAGCCTTCGTAAGCTTGTTATCACAGACCTGATTGAGTATGCAGGTGGTGATAAGATGGATAATGACGAAGACATCTTGTAAGACATGGAAGCGCTTATCGATACAGACATAGTCTGCTACCGTATAGCGTTTGCCTGCAAAGAAGAAAGTTTGTTGATAGCTCAGTACAGATTGGACAAAGCTATTACAGACATTCTTCTTAATGTGGATCACGACAGCCACTTCTATGATAGTTGGAGATTGTTTTTAACAGGTAGCAATAACTTCCGTCATGATGTGGCTGTTTCTTTCCCTTACAAAGGCAACCGCACTGCCCCTAAACCAGATCACTTAAAAGGACTACGAGCACATGCTGTTAAAGAATGGAACGCTATAGTATGTGAGGGCGAGGAAGCTGACGATGCTATAGGCATTGCATCAGCAACCCAGATAGACAGCTGCATCATAGCGTCTATTGATAAAGACTTAGACCAGCTACAAGGCTGGCACTACAACTTCAACAAGAAGCTACACTACTATGTAGACAAGGCAGCAGCAGAGCGCTTCTTTTATAAACAACTATTGACAGGTGACACTACAGATAACATCATAGGCTTGCGTGGTATAGGGGATGTCAAAGCTTTGAAGCTATTGACAGAAGCTGTAACAGAAAAAGAGATGTATGATGTATGTGTAGTTGAGTACACTGATAGAGACTTAGACGAAGCTAGAGTGTTAGAGAATGCTAGGCTGTTATGGCTACGTAGATATAAAGAACAGATGTGGTTACCGCCAGAGGAATTATATGCATAATGACAACCTAAAACCTAACGATGTAGCAATGGTGCTACGTCCTAACTTAGACGAAGAAGGAGACTGGGATGGATCTTTTGTTA